TTTTGGCCTTCCACGCACCTGGCGGCCTCGGAGTTCGGGTTGATTCAGCGTTATATGCCGGGTACCTAATACCGCCATATTACGACAGCCTAATAGCAAAGCTAATCGTACATGCACCTAATCGAATGGATGCGATTAACAGATTGAGGCGCTCGCTGGACGAATTCGCGATTATGGGAATTAAGACAACAATTCCGCTGCATCAGAGGATTGTGGATGACAAGGAATTCCAGGCGGGCGATTATACGATCCACTGGCTGGAGCGGTTCGCTGGCCATTGATCCGGCCATTGAGCCAGTATCCGTCTCAAAAGGCACATTTCCCATACGAATGCGGAGAATGGGTTCAGTAATTCCACCAAAGCCCTTGGATCAACTCAATTGATCGAAGTTTACCGTGAACTAGCGACCGATAACTAAAGCGACGTTGGCGAACCAGACAAAACTGAGTTCGTAGGAAAGAATATATTGATATTCCGGGGTGAAATCAGGGAAAATTATTCTTGCCCATGCGCCCCGGATTGGAGTAACTTGTTCGATATGCTGCGGTGCCTTTCGGGACACTCGTGTGTGCTTTTTATGTTTTTCGATAGTCGTAAGGACATCGCGGAGGTGTCGAACGCCCGAGCCATCTGGTATCATACTCGGTTAATCCGCGACAGTGGCGGCATCCTGCGAACAGATCATTTCCCACCAATGCATCTGGATGTTCTCCTGACGAGACTGGGCGCTGCGTCAGATTCAGCCTCGGTGGTCCACGACCCCTCACAATTGAATGACATCGAGCTTGCTCGCGAACTACTTGAGGCTGCACGACGAATCAGTCTCTCGGGAACGAATTCGAACAAGCCTAACAGATTGGGCCGTGGAGGTTATGACCACTGCCGGCCTTAGACCCTCGGCGCATCATCGCCATTTGCTGAAGGACCTGGGGCTCGTCAGCGATGGCACCGTCAAGCGGCTCCTGGTATTGATGCCGCCCGGTAGTGCCAAATCCACGTACGCCTCCGTGATATTTCCGATTTGGTGGTTCACACAGCATCCGCGATCATCGGTGATCGCCGCATGTCATACAGCTGGATTGGTCGAACATTTCAGTCGACGCATCCAGGCGTTAGTCAGAGAACATCGGTACAGGCTTGGATTTGATCTCCGTAACGATAATTGTTCCTCGTCTCACTGGCAAACCAATGCTGGCGGAGAATATTTCGCGGTAGGAGTGCGAGGGGCTATTACAGGTCGACGTGCCGATCTCGCGATCATTGATGACCCTATCAAGTCAATGGTCGAAGCGGAGAATCCGCAACATCGGCAGAACGTTTGGGATTGGTACACCTCGGAGCTAACTCCTCGACTAAAACCGAATGGCCGTATCGTGGTCGTCATGACAAGATGGCATGAGCAGGATCTGGGAGGCCAGCTGATCTCTCGAGGCAGTGAGGACTGGCGCGTTCTTCGGTTACCGGCGATAGCCGAAGATCGCGATCCATGCGGACGCCCACCAGGTGCGCCATTGTGGCCGGAGTGGGACGATCTGGACGCACTCAGAAAGAGGCAAACCGTAATAGGAAGCCGCCTATGGTCAGCTTTGTTTCAACAGTTGCCCGAATCTCCCACTGGTCATCTCTTCAAGATCAACCAACTATGGATAATTGGTCAAGACATAACAAAGCAGGTGTCGCCTACGAGAGTCGTTCGAGCCTGGGATCTCGCGGCTACACAAGATTCGGCTTTGAACGACCCGGACTGGACCGTCGGGTTGAAGTTGCTGCTTGAGGGAGGTGAGCGATATGTCGTCGAAGACATCGTACGGCTGCGGGGCAATCATCGCGCTGTCCAGGATGCAATTCTTTCTACCGCTCGCTCAGATGGTCATTCTGTGGTAATAAGCCTTCCTATCGACCCAGGTCAGGCGGGGAAGAGCCAAATCGCTCAATTGTCAGCTCTCCTGGCCGGCTATCGAATGCATGCATCGCGGGAACAGGGATCAAAACTGTCGAGAGCACTGATCGTTGCCGCCCAGGTCGAGGCGGGGAATTTCGCGGCCCGGCGAGGACCGTGGAACCAGGTGTTCGTTGACGAATTGACATCCTTTCCACACGGGGCAAAGGATGATCAAGTCGACGCACTGTCACGGGCATTAATTACGATAACGGACTTACCTACTTCCGGCCGTCGAATGTATGTGCCGTTCAATTCTCGTTAGAACCAGCGGCCCACGCGGATTCCATGTTCGACACAATATCTGATATGATCAAGCTCGATCGGGATTTTCCCGCTCGTAAGTCAATTCTGGATGTATTAACACGTGTCCTGAATGGGCAGTTGTACGATGTACTGCCTTATGAGTTTCATGACGAACGCAGTTCCGCGGGAGAGTACATCCCACTCCGAAAGCGACGACCTTCGGTGAGGTATCCCTTATGCCGTATGGTAGTCGAAGACAGTGTCTCGCTCCTGTTCAGCGAGGGACACTTTCCGACGATAGACTGCGAGGATCGGGGGATGCAGGCTTCACTTGCGCACATAGCTCGGGATTCTCACCTCAATTTGATAATGACCGAAGCCGCGATGCGAGGATCGATCGGATCCGTGGCAATCCTCATGCGGGTGCTAAATGGCAGGGTCTTCTTCCAGGTACTTGGCTCGATATACCTGACGCCAGTTTGGAAGCCTGCCGAACCCGATACACTTTTGACGGTCACCGAGCGCTACAAGGTATCGGGCGTTCAACTGTTGAGCAGTGGATATGAGATACCCGATCCCAGCATCGATTACTGGTTCCAGAGAGCATGGGACAGTGACGCCGAGACGTGGTACACTCCATCGCCGGTGAGTGTCGGCCCTACGCTGGAACTCGATACCGTGCGAACCGTTAATCATGGGCTCGGATTCGTGCCGATCGTCTGGATTCGGAATCTTCCGGGCTTCTCCTCCACTGGAGACCCGAACGACGGGGCATGCACTTTCAGAGCCGCTATCGAGTCTCAAATTGAAATAGATTATCAATTGAGCCAAGCCGGACGCGGATTGAAATACAGTAGCGATCCGACATTGCTGCTTAAGGAACCTATCGGCGCCGATACTGACATCGTAAAGGGCGCCGGCAATGCCTTGATCGTAAGTGAAAAAGGAGATGCGCGACTGTTGGAAATAGGCGGGACTGCCGCCGCCGCGGTGATTGACTACGTTCGAACTCTGCGGGAGTTCGCTCTGGAAAGTATTCACGGCAACCGCGCGAGCCCGGATCGCTTTAACGCCGCTCAATCCGGCCGCGCCCTGGAACTCATGAACCAAGGACTTCTTTGGCTCGCGGATAATCTTCGTATTACCTATGGCGAGGTAGCCCTGCTTTCTTTGGCGCGAATGATAGTTCGCGCGTCCTCACGCTATACCCTACGGGCGGCTGGAAAGGACTTACCGCCATTGGATCCGACCCTCGCCTTGTCGCTGAAATGGCCACGTTGGTACCCTCCGTCGGCGTCGGATCGTCAGCTTGATGCCGCAACCCTCGAAACGCTGATGAACGCCGGCCTGATCAGTAGAGTGAACGCCATGAAGGCCATCGCGGACGCTTACGATATAGATAATGTTACAACCGGAATGATGCGAGGCGAAACCGATCAAGATGCAGGATGATCAATTGACTGAACAAACGAGCGATGCCTCCCCGATGGAGGATCCCGATGGCGGATTGCGCGGTCGGCTCGACAAACTGGAACGAGACAGTTTGGAAGATCGACGCCTCACGGAGCGGCGGTTGATCCTCGCAGAGCTAAAAGTCGAGGCGATGCGTGCCAATATGGTCGACCTGGATGGCTTGCAGTTTCTGGACATGACTCAGGTGCGCTTGACCGACGATTACGGAATCGCGGGTGGTCCGGAATTGATCGCACGGTTGAAGCGCGCCAAGCCCTGGCTGTTCGCTGCTCCATCGTCTTCCAGTATCGCCAATGTTCCACCGTCAAGCCCCACCCGTCAGAAGCTGGCGAAAGACATGTCGGATGACGAGTATCGGATTGCCCGTGCAAACATCATCAAGCGCTCGGCACACTGACCAAAGAGGTGAGTTTGTTTATGAATAATTCAGCTAATTCTCTGACCGAAGGCTAAGCTTGCGTGGGCATTCAAAATTTTCCCGCCGTTCTACAACCTATCATTCAACAAGGTTTCCTGGAACGCGAGTTCCAGCAGGCCCTTGTTTCTCGCCTTGGATACCGGGCGTGCGCGGACCGTGAAGAAATCGCCGTCGGAATCGGTGAGACCCTGACCAAGACTCGCGCTGGGTTGAAACCAACCGTCACCATTCCCCTCGTTCCGTCCGTGAACACCAATCTCGACAACGGTCTTACGCCGCAAAACTGGGGGGTCGAGCAGTACACGATCACCATCAACCACTATGCGGCTACGGCTGATCTCAACATGGTCACTGCCCGAGTTGGAATCGCCTCACAATTTCTGCAGAACGCTTACTCCAACGGTGAGCAGGCGGCGCGAAGTCTGGATGAACTCGCGCGAAATGCATTGTTTTCGGCTTATTTTGGTGGCAACACCAGGGTTCGGGTGACCCTGGCAAGCCCAGGCATATCAGTAGCTGTGGATGATCTTCGCGGTTTTCAGTCCGTATTCGTCAATGGCATCCAACAAACTGTAAGCGGCTC